GCATTAAAGAAACAAGCAAATGCACAGATAGCAGCAGCACAAGCAGAACTTGATAAAAATAACAACATTGAAAACCAAGTAGCATTAATTGATGCTTTAGCAAATAAACAAGATGTATTAAACCAAATACAATCACAACAAATTGAACAGCGAGTTAATGCAGTAGCTTTATTAAAAGAGCAAATAGATTTAGATAATTCAATTTCAGATGCAGATAAACAAAGGCAGTTAGATAGGTTAGATTTTGAAGCAGAATTAGCAACAACAGAAGAGGGTAAAAATGCTAAATTACAGGAGCGTTTAGATTTAGAGAATGAAATATTACTTGAAGATTTAGCAAGAAAAAAAGAACTTTATGCAGAGGGTACACAAGCACGAGTTGATGCAGAACAGGAATTTGCAGATAAGAAACAAGAGTTAGACCAGAACCAAATATTATTAAATAACAAAATAATAGCAGATACTAAAGCAGCCGATGATAAAGCTGATGCAGATAAAATAAAGGATGCAGAATTAGTTGAGCAAACAAAATATAAATTAGCAGATAAAACGTTTCAAACTATTGGTTTATTAGCAGAAGAGAATAGCAAGTTAGGAAAGGCAACAGCAGCAGCGCAAGCACTTGTAAATACATATCAAGGTATTACAGCAGAGTTAGCAACAAAAACGGCAACACCATTTGGATTTGCTTTAAAGATTGCAAACATAGCAGCAACAACTGCAATAGGTTTTAAGGCCGTTAAAGATATACTATCAACTTCTGCAAGTTCAAGCACATCAGCACCAAGTGGAGGTGGTACAGGTGGAGCAACAGCACCATCATTTAACTTAGTAGCAGGTTCAGGCACAAACCAAATAGCAGAGGGTATTTCACAACAGCCAACACCATTAAGAGCATTCGTTGTTTCAAGTGAAGTAACTACTGCACAATCATTAGATAGAAACATAGAAGAGAACGCAAGTTTTTAACAAAAATGTAACAACAACAAAATAAAATAGTTTAAATAATATGAAAACGTACGAAGCAGTTTTTGATGAAAGTGAAGTAGATGGTGTTTTTGGAATATCATTAGTACAAGATCCAGCAATGGAATCAACTTTTATCGCTTTAAATAAGCAAGAGAATATAATTCAGTTTGCAGCAGTAGATGAAAAGGAATATATTTTAGCAGGTTTGGTTTTATCACCAGATAAGCCTGTTTACAGAAATCAAGATGGAGAAGAGTTTGAAATGTTTTTTACTGCTGATACAGTTAAAAGACTATGTTATGCATTTACTAAAAACAAGTTCAATAACAATTCCACAGAAGAACACGATGAGCAATCTAAAATAGCAGGTATTTCATTTGTTGAGAATTGGATAGTTAGAGATGAAAAGAATGATACTTCTTTAGCATTAGGTTTATCACCAAAGAAAGGTGATTGGATAAGTGTTGCGAAATGTGATAACAAAGAAATTTATGAAAAGGCATTAGCAGGAACTTTTACAGGTTTCAGTATTGATGCAATGATTAAATTAAAACAAGTAAATTTAAAATCAAATATAAATATGTCAGAGTTCAAAGAAACTTTCAAAGAGTTTACTGATGACCTAATGATAAAGCTAAACTTAAAGGAAAAAGAAGTTGTTGCTGATGCAGAGGTTGAAGTAAAGTTAGGAAGCGTTAAAAGTGCAGATGGACAGTTTGCTTTTATGTTCGATGGTGAAACAGCAGAAGTTGGTGGAGCTATTTGGATTGAAGCAGAAGATGGAACTAAAGTTCCTGTTCCTGTTGCAGAGTACGAATTAGAAACAGGAATGATTCTAACCGTAGCAGAAGAGGGTGTAATTGGTTCAGTTATGGAAGCGCAAGCTGAAGAATTAGAAGCAGAAGCAGCACCAAATACAGGATCAGAAGATGCTGGAAATGTGATTAACCAAGTTCAGGAAAGTATTAAATCTATTATGATTAAATATTCTGAAACTAATGATGAAAAGTTTAAAGCTATTGAAAGCCAATTAGCTGAATTATTAGAACTTAAAAAGGAGGTAATAGAACTATCTAAAGCACCAGCAGCGAAGCCATTAAAGCAAGTTGCACAAGTAGAATTAACGAGTAAAGGAAGATTATTAAACAAAATACGAAATAACAAAAATTAAATTATGTCAACAAAAATAGGATTAGCGACAACTGTTAACGTTTCCTCAAATTATGCTGGAACAGCAGCAGGTGAGATTATCGGAGCAGCTTTTAAAGAAGCAGATACATTAAGGCTTGGAGTATTAACTTTAGCAGAAAATGTAAATTACAAATTCAACCTTAGAAAAATTGCTTATGCAGATGGAACGGTTGATTATACTTGTGGTCACGTACCAGCAGGAACAATTACTTTATCAGAAAAAGTAATTACACCTAAGAAAGTAAAGAATGATTTTGATGTTTGTAAAGAAGATTTTAGACAAACTTGGTCAGAACCAACAATGGGTGCATCTGCATCAAATCCGAATGCACCAGCAGATATTATGGAGGCTATTCAGGTTGAAATGTTAGCTTCACAAGCAGCTAAAGTTGATGATGATATTTGGAACGGTTTAAACGCAACAGCAGGTGAAATTGGTGATGGTTTTATTCCACAGTTTACAGCAGATGGTGCAGTTATAAAAGCTAACAATGGTATTACAGCGATTGGAGCAGCTACAACAGAAGCAAACGTAGAAGCAAACTTAAAAGTAGCTTTAAACGCTATTCCAACAGCATTAAGACGTAAAGAGGTACAAGTATTAGTATCTTCTAATGTATTTCAAGCTTACACATTCTATTTAATATCTAAGGGTATTGCTTGGAACGGAACAGCAGATGATAAAATGGCTAAATTTGGAAAGTATAACTTAATTGAAATTAATGGTTTACCAGATAATACAATTATTTGTGCAGAGAAAAAGAACTTAGTAATGGCAACAGGACTACAAGCAGATTTTAACCAAGTTTCTTTAGTAGATGAAGATGAAATTGGATTGTTAACAGGAAATGTAAGAGGTAAAATCGTTTATAACGGTGGAATGGGTTATTACAACAGTAACGAGATTGTATGGTTGTTAACGACCACAGCTTAGTCATAATTAATAACGTTAGAGCAGGGAGGTAAAACTTCCTGCATTTAACATAAAAACAATATAAATATTATGGCGTGCGATATTACCAAAGGAAGAGCAAAAGAATGTAAGCAGAATCTTGGTGGAAATTCAAAACTATTTTTATTCAATTATCAAGAAGATCCATTCACGATTTTAGCAGGAGAAGCAACAGCGATTAATGTTCTAATAACAGCAGTTTATGAATATGAAATTGAGGGAACTTTAAATACATTGGTTGAAGATATGGTTTCGGATGTAGATACAGGAGTAACTGTAAATACTCAAACCGTAGTAATGACTTTAAGAAAACAAGATGCAGCAACATCAGCAGAGTTTAATTTATTAGCTTATGGAGATGCACAAGCAGTTATACGTGATAGAAATGGAGTGTATCACGCACTTGGAATTTCAGAGGGTTTAAATTGGAGTATCAATGCTCAAACAGGAGGAGCATATACAGATTTAAATGGTTACACAGTTACAGGAACATCAACAGAGGGAAGTTTATCACCAAAGTTAGATGCAGCAACAATTACAGCTTTAGAAGCATTAGTAGCATAAGTTTTAACTAACTATATTAAAGCACTTTCAGAGATGGAGGTGCTTTTTTTATAACAAAAAACTAAATAAATAGTTTATATTATATGAAAGTAGTTAATCCAAACGATGCAACACATACAACAACGTTCATTCCAAGATTCAAAACAGGAAACGCATTAGTGTTATATTTGTTTAATGAAGCATCACAAGAAACGGTTACAGTAGCAAATACATATACAATAGTAAATGGAAATGCAAGAATAGTTTATGATTATACGTTTACAGATAATCAAAAGTTTCAAATTAAAATAACAGATGGTACAGATGTAATATATCGAGGTAAATTGATAGCTACAACACAAACACCAGAATCATACAAGTTAACAGATAGCACTTACATTTATGGCTAAAGATACAGGAACAGATATTAAATTGATAAGCCTTAGCAATTACGTTAGGCCACAGGTTATAGAATCACGTTCTGCTGAATGGGTTTTAAATGGCAGAAAGAATTGGTTTTATCAATATATCATAGATAGAAAAAACGGATCACCAACAAACGCAGCAATTATTAATTCATATACAGATATGTTATATGGAAAAGGTATTGGAGCGCATAACGCTGGTTTGCGTGTTGAGGATTGGTTAAAACTAAAGCAAATACTAAAGCCTAAAAGCTTACATAGGATTGTTTCAGATTTTATTTTATTTGGTGAAGCATCTTTTGAGGTTATACAAACCAGAGGAGGAGATTTAGCAGAATTAAACCATATACCAAAGCAAAAATTAGTACCTAATAAAGCTAATGAAGATAATGAGATAGAGTTTTATTGGTATTCAAATGATTGGGCAAGAATAAGCCAAAACAAACCAGAAGAGTTTGATGCTTTTAATGG